ACTTTCAAATCGTTTAACATTATAACCACTTCTACGTGTGTTAAACAATAGTGTTCCGCGAGCATATAATCTATAGTCAGGACAGTCATCGTCGATGTAATCACTAGTTCCTAATGTGCTGATATCTACTAGAGCATCAGTAATTGGATTTTTAGTTCCATCTGTGTCCCAACGTGCATCTGCAAATAGGATACCATCTGTAGTTACTTGGTCAGTGTTATCAATTAATTCCCATACTGTTCCATTATATCTATAAATCTTAGGATAGGTATCTAAAGTGGCTGAACTTGTATTAACCCACAAATCACCATCTACTACTGGACTTGTTCCGTCAGCTTGGTATATCGGTTGTGATGCACTCATTATAGGACCACTTGGATCTGTGTCAGTTAAGTCAAACCCACGTGCATCGTTTGAAACGTTCTGATAACCTTTCCACCCTGCACCATCATTTATCATAATATCAACATCTAATGCTGAATTATAATACCAGTATGTTCCATCTGCTGGATTACTGTAAGGAGCAGTTTCACTGAATGTATATGTTAATGCTCTAAATGGACTAGCTAGATATACACTACCTGCTGATACAGTTTGCATGTTGTTATCTGAAAGCAATCCAGCTGTTGTTATTGGAGTTCCTGTACCATATGTAAATTCAATAGTGCCGCCAGCTAAGTGCGAAATACTAATAGCACCACTGCTTTCAATCTGTGCAACAATGTTTGGTAAGTTTGCAGAAAGTATGTCTGCAACCATTGATGTTGCTGTAGTTCCAGTTAAAGTAATAGTTGCTGACTGTGTTGATGCTGAACCTGGAACTGATACTTTCATAGTAAATGAATTATTAACAGTGTATGTAGCACTACCGCCTGCCGCTGTACCTGTAATTTTTACCACTCCAGCTACAAATTTACGATATAGTTGGAATGTGGCAGTTGTTGTGCCTAATGTATCATATCTAACATATAGTGTTCCTGCGGCTAAGTCTCCACCGCCTGCCACTGGACTTAGTCCATAAATTGCGGCATTATCACCTGAATATAACGGAGCAGATAATAGACTCCATTCTTCTGTTATTGTACTGTATTGTTTAATCCCGTAGCTAGCACCAGTGCCAGTTGCTGATGTTTTAAACCATACTGAACCTGCTGGGCGTGGATTAGTATCTGTTACTCTCCAAGCTGGAGTGTTTCTATATGTATCAAATGCAACTGTTGGTCCAAGTACTGTTTTAAGATTTCCTGTATCATATGTTGTCCACAGTCCTAATTTAAGAGAACAGTCAACGCCTGGAATACCGTTCGTGCCACCAATCTCAATTCTTAATTTGCCGTCTGCTGTTGAGCCATCACTTTCAGCTAGGCTATCTGCAAAGACTTCAAGTTGTCCTGATGCATTTGCTCTAGCACTAACACCATCAATACTTGCTGAGTTAATATCTGCCGCCGCTGTTGCAACTGTTGTTCCTGTTAACGCAATGTTTGCGTTATTAATTCTCATTCTTTGGCCAACAGCTAGGTTTGCTGGATTAGCAATACTACCTGTTATTGTTGGTACTCTGTCTTTCCAATCATCACTACCAACTAATGCCCAAGTATTATCGTAACCTTTTAGATATATTGGATTTGATGAGCTAGTAGTAACTACAGCGTATTCACCAATTGATCCAACTGAACTAAGAGGAACTGTGCCAGTTACTTGTGCTGTGTTTGAAATAATTCTTGGTGTTTGTTTAATAAAAGTGTTTCCGTCAGCACCCCAATTATAGATACCCCATTCAGTACCACTAGTGCTTATGTCTAACCAATATGTTGCATCAGTTGGCTCGCCAGTTGGTCGAATGCTTGTACCTTCTAGTTGTGCTAAATCAACATTTGCACGTTGTACATATAACTGATTGGATACACCAAGAGCACTGTATGCCGCCATTAGTCCGTATTCGTTACGCTCATCACCATTTAAAGGATTATCAGCTGAATCCACTTCAAATGCAATTGAACCATATTTTGTTACTAGATCTCGTTGACTAGTAATATTAAACACCTTATCAGCATTTGCCGCTGTTGTGTAAGGAGCAACTGTGCCTGCTGGTGTAAGTTTATCTTGTTTTGTAGCAACAAGCAAGTAAGCGATCGATCCTGCCGCTGTTGGAGTATATTGACTTTCATCAGTTACCGTAACTGATACTCCGGGTGAAATTAGTGCCATTGTCTTTTCCTCTAATTGGGTTACTTTAAACTATTTATAATTATTTTGCTTTTTTGGTGGTGTTAACTGCCCTTTTAAAGGTTCAGCTAAATAACTGTATGCAAAAGCGATCTTTATGTGTAGCGTGTGGTAAAAAGCCCGCCGCAGTTAACTATAAACGTAATAACAAAACCTATTATAGAAGTCGTTGTGACAGTTGTATCAGGAAAAAGTTTAAAAAAGTAGCACCTAAACCCGGGTGGATCAAAGCAGGATATAGGAAGAAAGTAGCTTGTGAAAAGTGTGGATTCAAAGCCAAATATAAAGAGCAATTATTTGTTTATTATGTGGATGGTAATCTTAACAATAACCACCAGTTAAACTTAAAAACTATCTGTGCTAACTGCCAGTATGAGATTGCAAAAGAAGGTCTTGGTTGGGCTCAGGGAGATCTGATTCCGGATTATTAACAGCGATCAAATCCTCAACTTGACTATATAAATCATCAAGCGTAGTATCATTTACAAATATTTTATCAAATTCTTGTCCCACCCAACTGTATTCGCTAGCGTGAACTCCTGACTGCTCTAGCTGTCCTCTACTCAATGCCCAACTAAAGTTTTGATTGGGTCCTTTATTATATTGTATAGCTTGATCATACCAACTTGGCTCTGGGCCACGTTTAACTCTGATTACTTGTCCGCCTAGCTCTCTTATTGCTTTAAGTTCATTAGGAAAGCGACAGTCTGTAATAACTATGTCATCTTTGGTCGTTGCCAATTTATACTGTAAACTAGCTATCCACATGTCATCGTGAAACGTGTGTCTTACTACTTCAGTCCCCCAATACTGTAATACCCATCTTGGAGTTAGGTTAGGCATACCTAACCGTTCTGCCCACCATTCATCTACTTGTTCACGCCACTCACGACTCTGTTTTGATCTGCCTTCAAGCATCTCTCTGTCCCAATTGAATGTTACTGCTACTGAATCTTTAAGTGAATTTGCGAATGACTCGCGTTTATACCCATGAATGTTTACGAGGTAATCAGCTATGGTATCTTTACCACTGCCCATAAACCCGCATATACCTATAATTGATGACATCACACTCCCTCGTTGAACTAATAGTATAACTTAAAAATGTTACAAGGTCAAATAATTGTTAACCGTTAACCCACCACATTGGTTGTCCACCGTCCATATACAACTTAATTTCTTCATCAAGTTTTTCTAACAGTGCTAGACCTTCTTGTTTAATTGCTGATCCGTTTAGTGTAGTACCGCCTTGTGGCCCTGCGATTGTAGCAAACTTCTCACGTGCTTGCCCGATACTTATTGCTGTTAGAGCATAAGCATAGTCTTGTATCCATGGAAACGCTTGTGGATCATTTAACAACATTTGATCTGGTTTGTAGTTGAACGTCCAAAGCAATACACTTTCCCTTGGTTTATCTTCTGTACCAGCAAATGGAACTTTACGGACTATTGTTAGTTTTTTAGTAACTTTGTTCCATGTAAAATTCATGAAGCCACCAAACATTTTCATAGATAACTCTTGGTAACCTGTAAACAGCTCGTACGAAGCCAATCCGCCAACACGTCCTGCTACTAACATGTACGTGTTTAAGTACCCTGATGCAAATGGTTCAAATTGACTAGCTGTAGTACCTGTTACTGATCCAATTCCACGTCTAAATATCTGTTTAACATCAATAATATAACTAGGTAATATGTATTCTTGTGTTTCAGGATATATATCTAAAAATGCATAACTTTCTTCAACAGCATTAGAACTACGCTGTCTATATCTTTTGAATGCTTGTTTAATTCCCATCTCAAAATGTTCTTGATCGGCTTCAACATCAATCATGCCGTAACCTAATCTTAATCTTATGTAATCAATGATATCAGCTCTTATTGAAGCTACAGAATCAAGTTGAGCTTGTAAGTTTGCGTCAAATGCAATATGCCCAGCACCAGTGCCTGTAACATTAGAGTAGAGATCTTTTGTCTCAACTGAAAGTTCTTGTGTTAAGTTAGCTGAGGTATTTGATATAAATTCTGGTAATTCGTTGGCCATTTGTTTTATCCTATTATATCAGTATTTATCCTGAACAACAAGATAACTTTAGATTACTTTAAGGAGTATTGTATCCTGATTGATGCGACCATTAAGTTTAGTATCTGTAGTTTTGATATTCTCTAAGAACTTACGTAACTGTATTTTACCTGCACCTTTAAAGTCTTTTAATTGTTGCTCTGGTTTACGCAAAGTTTTTTGCATACTCTGTGCTGTATCAAATCCAATGATACTAGTACCTTTGACTCCTAGGTGTGCTTGGTGTGCATCAGCAATATACTTACCTAGTTTACGTGTTTTAGTATTGTATACCCATAGCTGTGTACTACCTAGTATATCTACAGGGTTTATTGATACTAACTTGCTCTTACTATCTTCTTTAAGATATTTTAGTTTAGCTACTACCTTTTCTTTTGCTGGTGCCTTACGTACTCTGGCTTTTTTAGTAGCCTTCTTAACTTGTTCGTAGGCTTCTAAATCGGTGGATAATTTGCTATAAAATGCTTCAAAACGCTTGTAATCAGCCGCTTTGTAGTGACTATACCCGTCTTTTAGTTGCTCGTCTTGTCCTGCTTTAGCGTCTATTAGTTCTTGCCTGTGTACTTCAAAAAATGCACTGATCTTTTTAATTAAGGCTTGTGGACAGTTTTCTGTCTTAAGATATTCGAATGCTTTAGGATCACTTACTGTTTCACCATTCATTAATTGATCTTCAAATAGTTCAAAGTGTAGAATATGTTTGTTGGCTATTTCATTCATACGATCTTGTATCGTTGGAGTGTTTGCTTTAACTTCCTTTTTGTTTACTTTAACTTCGTCAAGAATGTTATTCGATTTAGATAAAAGATTTTCTAATCTTTCATTAATAAAATCTAACGGACTCTTAACTTCTCCTTCGGTACCACTCAATGATTCCCAATATTCCTTGTACGCTTGATGCTCTACTGGCATGCCTAGCATTAACATTCTACATACAGCACCTAGTGTGTTACTAAATTTACTATCGGGATTTTTACCTAGTATCTTGCTGTGTTCTTTCCATTGCTCGCTATCATTGACCCAGGCAATCACAAACTTTTTATTATCTGTACTTTTTGTTTCCATTCTATAGTAGTCAAACGCAAAATGTTTAAAGGTATTGAACTGTTCTCCGCTCCACTCTTGGGCTCCTTCCCATTTAGGTTCGTGCCGTTTTCCTGAGCGATCTGTTGATATTTTTATACCGCTTTTCTTTCTAGATAATTTAATAGCCATTACTTTCCTCGTTGTTTCAATTATTATATTAGTAAACTATGATATTGTCAACCATTTAATAATGTACCAAATGTAATCATTTGTTCGTATTTTTCAATTTCTTTATTAATTTTAGTTATCAGTTCTTTATGACGCTTGGTTTGTTTCTGTTTTCTACGGCATTCTATTTCTTCAATACTTAGTTCAGTTATTATGACTTGAAAATTTTCTACTATTTTTCTCATATCGTACCTATGTTTTCCGCACCCATCTGCTAGTTTCATTAACTTAGAATATGTAGTTTGCCATTCAAGACTTGATTTTATCTCCATAATAATAATTATACATTCAAAAGCCTAGGGTGTCAATGACGATAAATACTAACATAATTAGGATTAAATAATGCCACGTTTAAGTTTATATCGTCCACACAAAGGCGATGATTACAAGTTTTTTGATCGAAGAATGTCAGAGATGTTCACAGTGGGTGGTGTTGATGTCAACATTCACAAATATCTCGGCCCTCTCGATCAAGGATTTGTTAGTAACACCGAACCAGGTGGAACTAGCCTTACCAGTA